GGAGGTAAAAACTATGGCTGAATATTTAGCTGTTTCTGCTCAAGAAGTAGCAGTAAACGGAAATGTTGTCTTTACGAACACGGCAGTTCAAGGAAATAACTGTATCAAACATCGTGAGGGTTCTGGAATCGTAACTCTGAGAGGAATCACAAATCAGTGTAGAGCACGTTATTTTGTTGATTTTTCAGCAAATATCGCAGTACCGACCGGAGGAACAGCTGGAGCAATCTCGCTCGCAATTGCAATCAGCGGAGAGCCTGTTCTTTCTTCTCAGATGATTAGCACTCCGGCAGCAGTTGACCAGTATAACAATGTATCTTCTGGCATCTATATTGATGTGCCGGCCGGATGCTGTGTAAATATTGCTGTTGAGAATACAAGTGCACAGGCAATCAACGTGTCAAACGCAAACCTTGTTGTCACACGTGAAGCGTAGGAGGTGAATGGTATGCATATCAAGAGAATTCATGAAATGATAGAAAGCCTTACTGAGTGTACAAAAGAAGCCATCGAGAGCGATCAGACGTGCGTTGGGTCATATCCGATTGGTGAGGTCGTAGATATGATTAAAGACCTTGCTGACGCTGAATATCACGCAAGAATCGCAAAAGCAATGGAAGAAGCCGAAGAGGACGATAAGGAAGAAGAAAAGTATCTTTTGAAGCGTTTTAAGGAAGAATATGGAGATGATGAAGGAAGACGGTACTATGATGAATGGCGCTATTCTTCCGGAAGATTTGCCCCAAAAGGAAGAGGTATGCGTAGAGGATTTGACGAGACTCCTTACTGGCATATGACTCCTGAAATGTACAGAGATATGGACATTGACATGGATCGCATGTATTCATATCCTAGAAAAACAGGACGTGAAAGAAAAACTGATAGGAATTATTACGGCGGTGATTCCGGTATGAGAGATTCCAGAGAGGGAAAGAGCGGAATGAGCAGAAAAACCTATATGGAGTCAAAACAGATGTACTCTAGTGATACACCAGAGAACAAACAGCACAAAATGAGAGACCTTGAAACCTATATGAGAGAACTTTCCGATGACGTTACAGAAATGATCTCCGATTCTACACCGGAAGAAAAAACAATGTTGAAAGCAAAACTACAGACTCTTGTGCAACACTTATGATTTTTGAAATAAACGGTGTGGAGTGGCATGTAGAGTTTGTAGCACCAGGAAGTAATCTTTTAAGGCGTAGTGATGGCTCTCTAAGTGTTGGGGTTACTGACAATCTTACCAGAACAGTATATCTTTCCAATTTGTTACACGGGAGATTCCTTGATAAGGTAATTTCTCATGAATTATGCCATGTTTGGTGCTTTATGAACAACATATATATGCCGATAGAAGTAGAAGAGCAAGTTGCTGACTTTCTAGCCACTTACGGGCGTGATATTTTTGACATGGCAGATTTTATTTTGAGCAATCTTACGGAAAACGAGATTTATGCATAATTTTTAAAATTCTACCATTACGCATGTCCACTTCTTCTGATATAATAATAATTGTCCAGAAGATAAGTACACTTCATCGTCTCCAGCAAAAGGCGGTACGAAAACAGAGTCTTGAAATATAGGCTCTGTTTTTACTCAAAAAGGATTTTAGTTTTTGACATTGACTTTTTTATATATTTATTGGTATCTTGCTTGTAAAGATAAAATACTCCAGTGAAGGTGCTGGATAAAATAGAACGGAATAACGACCAGTGAAGAGACTGGTTACTAATTGAACGGAGCAGAGTCTATTAAGTTAGGCTCTGCTATTTCTGACAAAAAAATAAGAGTTGCCAACCGACCAAAGTGAACAACTCTTAATGTAACAAAATCCAAAAGGATATTTACTAAATTATTTTAACATATCCTTTTGGAAAAAAACAATATTTTTTCGAAAAAAGGAGAAGAAAAAATGAATGAATTAAAAGTGTTTGAAAATGAGGAATTTGGAAAAGTAAGAATGGCAGAAATTGACGGAAAACCCTATTTTTGTGGCAGCGATGTAGCGTCGGCACTTGGATATAAAAGACCAAATGATGCAGTTTCTGCGCATTGTAGGGCTACGGCGAAACACAGTATCCCTATCAGCGGAAAGATGCAAGATGTTAATTTTATCTCGGAAGGTGATCTGTACCGACTTATCACTCATAGTAAATTAGAATCAGCAGAAAGATTTGAAACGTGGGTTTTTGATGAAGTCCTCCCATGTATCCGAAAGAATGGCATTTACGCTACAGATAACGTGATTGATAATATTTTAAATAATCCGGATTTCGGGATCGAGCTTCTAACTAGATTAAAAGAAGAACGGTCAGCAAGAGTAGAAGCAGAACGTACCAATTCTATTTTGATGCATGTTAACAAGACCTACACAATGACTGAAATTGCAAAAGAAATCGGTCTGAAGAGTGCTGTTGAATTGAATAAAATTCTTTCTGATAAAAAGATACAATACAAAGTAAACGGAACATGGGTTATGTATTCCGATTATAGCAATTGCGGATACGAAGAAATAAAGCAAGACGTTCTCGATAACGGACGTGTGATCTATCACAGAAGAATAACTCAGCTTGGAAGAAAATTTATACTCAATTTATTTGATATGAAAGCTGCATAACCACCCAACAAAAGGCGATCTACACAGGTCGCTTATTTTTGTGCTGCCATTTGTTACAATCTATTGTTTAGAAAAAGCAAGTGTGGTATAATTTAACAAAAAACTAGGAGGGGAAAACATGAAATGTCCGAAATGCGGTAGCGAAAATGTAAGCGTTACTACCAACACGGTAGTTTTGAGCAAAAGTAGAAGTTTTTTGTGGAATTTAATAATGACTGTTTTAACTTTGGGACTTTGGCTTATATGGATGATTGTAAGAAAAAGAAAAGAGAAAAAAGTGACTGAAACGTGGGCTACTTGTCAAAGTTGCGGAAAACGTTGGAAAATTAAATAGCTTAAAAAAGCTACTCGGATTGACTGAGTAGCTTTTTGATGCAAATACGAACAACTATACAAGGTTTGATATAATCGCAAAAAAACAAGGAGTATTTTGAAAAATGTTTACGTTATTATATATTACAATCATTCTTCCTATAAAGACGATATTCTATATGTTTCTACTTCCTATAAAGATACTTAAATTTATTTTTGAGAAATCCACAGACCTTATTCTTTATGCACTTGGCATTTGTGGAATCCTACTTATTGCTTTTTGTATTATAAGATATTGCTGGCCTTTTATTTTAATTTTTTTAGTTATTTGCATTTGGCTTAACAAGAAATATAAGGCTTATAAGGATTATAAATACAGAAATTTCGACTTTGATTCTATGGATGGAAAGCAGTTTGAGCATTACTGCGCTTATCTGCTTGAAAAAGATGGATTTCGAGATGTAAACGTAACGAAAGCAAGCGGAGATCACGGGATTGATATACTGGCAAAAAAAGACAATTTGTCCTATGCGATACAGTGCAAACGGTATTCTGGGTCTGTTGGTAATAAAGCTGTACAGGAAGCTTTTACGGGAAAGGCACTCTATCATGCAGATATTGCAGTAGTTATTACAAATAGTACGTTCACAAAGCAAGCCATAGAGGATGCACAGTCATTGGGAGTTGAACTTTGGGATAAAAAATTTTTATTAAAATATATTTCACCTGAAAAACGTGTTAAATACGATGAAAGAGAACGCATGGAAGCTTGTGGAAAAGAGATGGTTGACATAATCAAATCCGAAACAATGATAGATGTAAAGATTGTAAAAGAAGAAGTTGTCAGCCATAAAAAATATAATTATATAATTGAATGCGATAATTTGGAAGAAAAAGAATATTTAATTTCTCAGCAAAATCGTTATAGAGAATATTTTGAAAGAAAACAAATTTACGTAGATTTTTACTTTGAAGAATTGTTAGAAAATTACGTGTCGATTTCTTTAATACCGAGATAATGTTAAAAAAAGAACTGCCATATAATTTTAGGTAGTTCTTTTTTATTAAAATTCATAAAAAACTATTGACTTTTGTCACAACAAATCTCTTGTAGATCCACGATAATTTTCATGTTTTAGCACTCTCATTTCAAATCGAAGTGCTACGAAATTCTCAATAATGCTAGCATATATCACAGTATTTTTAAATATATTATTTTTATACTTGACTAACGTAATTACACAGTGTATAATGTAATTACATTAAAGGAGGTGAAAAACGATGTCGCCAGTAAAAGGTCAAAAAATCAAAGATGACCCAATAAACAAATTGATTCATTTAAGAGTAAACAATGAAACTATCGAAAAACTTGAATATGTTTCGGAAAAAACTGGAAAAAACAAATCAGAAGTCATTAGAGACGGAATAGATTTGCAGTACGAAACTATAAAAGAAAAAGAGTAACCGTTGAAAGTTTGGCGACCTAAACGATTACTCTAAAAAACTACAGAAGCATTAACTTCTGACAAAACTATCATATCATTTGTTGATGCTTCTTACAAGAGCAATATATAAACAGGAGAATATGTAATGAAAACGATAACAAAAGATGAATTAACAGAGGTAATGAATGAACTGGATAACAAAACAAAAGAGCTGTCAAGCAGAGAAATAAGTGAGAAGTTCTCAAAAGAGTTCTTTTCTTTGCTGACCGTGGCTGATTTTGCTACACTTGGAAAGACAAAAGCACTTATTTATGCGCTTAAGCTTGGATATCTGGCAGGCAAGAACGAGAGATAATGTGCAAACGGGGCAGAGTGTAACAACTTTGACCTGTTGCTTTGTGGGTACAATCTATTATGCTTTGTGGGTACAATATGTTTGGTTTGTGGGTACAACGTATCGTAGTTTGTGGGTACAACATGTTAAGGTTTGTACCCACAAAAGATAGGAGGTTTTAGCATGGATATTAACGAAAGTGCAAATCCAACGAATATTCCTAAGAATCATACTCTTAAATTCAGATATGATGACGAAATCGAAGAAAAATTAAGGTATCTTTCGGAAAAGCACTTTGTATCTAAGTCCGAGATCGTCAGGAAAGGGATTGAAATTCAATATAATGAGGAAAGTGAGTAATTTGGTATTGACTTTCCGGGCTACATATATTATTTTAATTATAGGGCTACAAAAAGTGAGGTGAAGATATGAGTCCAAAAATAGGAAGACCAAAAATTGAGAACCCAAAATCAAACCCTATTCACGTAAGATTAGACGATGAAACAAAGGAAATTCTTGATGAATATTGCAAGCAAGAAGAAATTCCGAAGACAGAGGGGATAAGGAGAGGGATTCATAAATTAAAGTCTGAAATAAAAAAATAGAGATTCACACCTACCGACCAAAGTAATCGTGAATCTCTAATACCGAAAGAAGTTTTCTCTCGCAAATATTATAACGCATCAGGAAACTTCTTTCAATAACATTTTTTTGAAAAGGAGTTTTTATTATGAACAAAGCTATGGATAACAGACAAAAATTACATCAAATATCAGAATACGAAACCTTAGAGAAAGTTGCATTTTCCTTAGAAATGGAATGTAGGAAAGAAAGTCTTCGCAAAATCATCAACGAATTGGCATCGGAAATTAATCTGGAAACAAAGCTGCATGATATCGCGGATTTTCTGGCGAGGATGAACGGTAAAACCATTGACGACAACGATGATCAACCGGGATATAAACTTGTTTCCAAAGGAAAGGAGAGTGTTGCATAATGAAAAACAATATGCAGGTTATGTATTCCACGCTGACTTCTATGGAAGTTGCTGAGATGGTGGAAAAAGAACATTGCGACTTGCTGAAAAGCATCAGAAGATATAGCAGATATATCGAAAATACTAATTATTCTTCAGATGCCGTCAAAAATAACGTGACCTCATGTCACAATGATTTAGATGAAGGAAATTTTTCCTCCATCTCCGAAAGTGTTGAATCAAATCAGCTCAATTTTGAGCCTACAGAACCGAAAATGATTGATTTATGCGAATTTTGGACAGAAAGTAGCTATATTGATCAATCAAACCGGAAGAAACCATGTTACAACATCACAAAGAAAGGCTGCGAGTTCATTGCACACAAGTGTACCGGAAGAAAAGGAACGGTCTTTACTGCCAGATATATCAACAGATTTCACGAAATGGAGCATGAAATCACCGGAAAACGCCTTGAAACCAAGGTAAAAGTGCCAAATGTGGCGAATTGTCCAGCACCACCGGCGAAAAACTGGTATCGGAAGAACCTTTGGAAGATAAAACCATGCGCTGTTAAAATGTATTGTTCCGTGGAAGAATTTCTGGATTTTCTGTTTGAATACTTGAATAATTTCTTTGATACTTTGATAGCAAAGGAAATATATGAGGAACAGACTGGAAATAAGCTTGAAAAAGACGTTGATTTGCTTGATTTCTTCCCAGATATGGGAGAACGTGCACAGGAAATTCTTAACTTTACTTATAGCTACAAGATGGATAAATAAATGATATAACGGTATTTATATAACGGAAGTTATATAACAGGAGTTATATAAATACAATTATGCAAATAAAATGTAAAACAACTGTAAAATCAAGGCTTTTCATGCAATCATATTATAACGGAAGTTATACTTGTAATAATCTAACTTCCGTTATATAATGGTAGTTATATAACATGAGTTATATTTAGAAAGGAAATGATGCTATGAAAAAGACACTGGATTCTCAAATTAAAGCTGTGCGTAACTACGAAAAGGAGCGAGAGGTATTTCGCATTGTTTTGCCAAAGGGAACAAAGGAAAAAATAACATCATACGGCTATACATATAACGCTTTTGTTAACGAAGCTGTAGCAAGGATGCTCAAATCTCTGGAAAATAGCTCTGAAGCACCTGAAAAAAAGGAAATTATTTCCGCTGAATCAGTGCCGGAAACCAATGTGAAAGAAAATAAAATAACCATTCAACAGCTTCAGGAAATGCTTAACGAGAAATCGGAAAACAACAGGCTTATGAAGGAAGAAGCTGCCAGAAAGAAGAAGGAGAAAGAGGAAGCACGCAAAAAAGCAGAGGAAGAAGAATACAAAAAGTACGTAAAAAACATCAAGAAAAAGATAGATGGTGAAGATGTTTTGATTGATGAAGAAAAAGAATCGCTCAGAAGGGAAACAATTGCCAAAGCTAATTTTGAAAGTGAGGTGTAGCAGATGGGATATAAGTTACCAGAAGATGCAACATACTATCGCTCTGAAACGGACGGATACGCGATTTACAATGCTGAATGTAAGTTTATAGGAAGAGCACCAAAAAATGAATTTGCGGTACTGAATACGAGCTTACAGAGGGTGATTCTGGAAGAAGAAAAGCCTATGGCAGAGATTATGAAATGCGATTTGAAAGAAATACAGCCAGGTATATATATCTGCTCCATAAGTGATGATATGAGAACTGACTTGGAAGAAAAATAAAAAACATTTTTTCAAAAATCCGAAAAAGTCGCGCGTTTTAAGGGGGTTTTTCTAGCCACTACTGCCCTTCTAAAAAAATTTCACACCCCAAAACAAAATATGCAATTTTTTTGCAAACAAAAAATATGTCCGGGAAGACGTTCAGTTAGACGACTCCTTGAACATATTTTTTATGTTTATGTATGCTGTTGCTATATGCTTTTCCAGTGCATATTTGACCGTATAAGATGCTTTTAAATATCAAAGCATAAAGTTATCACTTAGCGCGCGCAAAACCCTTAAAACGTCAAATACAAGCTTGTAGTTACCATTACCATACTACAAAATAGATATAAAATCAATTCTTTTTTGTCTGATCGGTTCTTTCTCTTCGGTCTGGAGCTGCTACACGTCCACCAGATCACAGCAAGCGACAATAAACCGGCGCTAATATCGTGCCGGGATCGTCTCTTTTTATGGCATCAAAAAAGCCGGAACGCGTCCGGCTATATATAACAAAAATCTCCTTGGAATCCTGTTGCTACTATCATTTTACCATCAATCCGGCGATATACTACACCGCAACCGTCTTCGCGTGTGCTCCATATTAACCAGCCCGGTGCGGTCACCGCTTCGCGTGTCTTGTAGTCAAAAAATGAATAGTGCGGTTCGATTCCTTCCGCTTCCTGTTTCAATGCATTTTCAATCGCTTCAGACTCTCTAATTATTTTCGTTGTTCCGTCATTCAAACGGATAAAAAAACTTCTTTCCATGCCTTTCCCTTTCTGCCTTCGTTCCTCCGGGGCGGGTGGTTTCTAATTAAGCTCGTTATTCCTTTTTTTATAATTGATTTGTTCGCCCTCCTAGAAATAAATGTAAAATGTTTCGCCGGTGCGCTCCCAGTTGGAATTTAAAACGGTGACTTTTGAAAGTCTCCCGATACAACCATATAAACCGGATGCATAATACAAAGAATCTACATTACATCCCTTAGCGCCTGGAAATCTTTTTTTGATTTCGTCTATAATCTCGTTTACTTTATGACAACAAACGCCGCTTTCCTCGCTGAAATTAGAAAGACGTGAAATATAGTGCTCCGCGTTTTCAAATGTATAAATATTTACGTCGAGATAAATTCCATTCAGATTATTTCCGAGTTCCTTTAGTGCTTTGTGTGATAATTTTTTCATTTTCTTTTCCCTTTGACCTATGCTATAATAGATCTACCTTTCTTTTGATTGGTGCCGATCGGGTTTAGTTGGTAGCTTCTCCGGTCGGCTTTTTGTTTTGTTGTTTTCTATGGTTATAATATAGCATAGTTTAATAAATACGTCAATAGAATAGTTTAATAATTTGAAAATATTTTTTCTTCTTATTATATAATAAAGAAAATAAGAAAACTAAATTGACAAGCATAGTTTAATAATGTATAATAACATTATAGATAAGAAAGGAGTTTTAATAATGGCATTCAAAGATAAAGAAAAAGAATTAAGCTATATTGCACAATATCAGAAAGACAACTATGACAGAATCACAGTGATGGCACCTAGAGGAACGAAAGACCAGATCAAGAAAGCTGCCGAACTGAAAGGAATGAAAATATCCGGGTTTGTTCTTGATTGCGTTCAGAAAGAACTTGAAAGAATGAAAGAATAGTTTAATAATGTATTGACAAGAATAGTTTAATAAAGTATAATAATACTTGTAAAGAACAGAAAAACAGATTCCAGAGAGGAGAAGTGAAAATGAAAAGATATGAATTTACAGGAACGAACGAGCTTACTGAAAAAGCTTTCCAGGTGTACAGCGATAGCAGCTTTACATTTTGGAAAGATGGCAATACATTTTTCTACAGCGACAATCCGAACAGCGAAAAAGTAGAGCTTGGATCGCTGGAAGATGTAAACGAATTTCTTGAACAGTTTGCAGATTAAAACAGCAAAATAAATCAATGAGAAAGGCAGCTGGTAACGGCTGTCTTTTTTTGTGCTTGTGGGTACAATGTTTCCAAAATGTATACAAATTGTTTCCGAAATGTTTCCACAGATATAGATTTAGGTTTAGATATAGATTTAGATTAAGATTTAGAATTAAAAAGAGATATATTCTTCAAACCTCTTCGAGGTTCTCAGAATATACCCAGAAAAAGTCGCAAAATCAAATCATGAATTCCCATGGATTGCCACGAATTACAATTTCTCAAAAACTTTAGGCATTGCACTTGTATTTTTCTCTTTTGTTGTGTATGATATATATATCAACAACAGAACCGAATCCCGCCGATATGATTATTGGCAAGTTGTCCCGGATGCCGTGTGAGGGAATAAACAGCTGCAAAGGATAGGAGAAGAGAGCAAGGACGGCAAGAAAGAAGTGTAACACGCTCACAGATGGATCAGTAACCAGATCTATTTGTGGGCGTTATTTTTTTAGGTGTGGAGGTGTAGAACATGGCAAGGAGAAAGAAAGAACAAGAATTACAATCTGACGATGATTTGTGCATGGCTATAACTCCGGATAATCTCAAGACTGTGGTTAAGGACCTGATCACAAATTACTGCATTGACGCAGGTATTGACGAGAGTAATATTCCGCCGGTAGTGTGGCTGGATATTATAAACACGATACATGATACTGTCATAAAGCCTAATAGATTATTATTATATATCAATATGACCGATGTATCTTATGATGCTGATAAGGTGATGAATGCATATAATATATATAAACATATATGTTTGAGCCACAATCAGATATTAAATATTAAAGGGTTCTTAGATTTTACTGGAATAAATAGACAGACATTGTATAACTGGAATAGTGATAGTCAGTATCTTGCGGGGACAAATGATAGTAAAATATTAAATAGTCAGAGATTAGATATCGCTAAACTGATAATGTCTGACAATGAGCAGAGTTTAGAAGCTATGTTACAGGATCACAAAACTAACCCGATGAAAGTATTGCCGTCACTTAATCACTGGCACAGTTGGAACCTCCCTGGAGTCAGCAGAGAGAAAGAACGCGAGCCAATGCTCACAGCGCAACAGCTGCCAAGGCTCGGACCCGTAGAACCGGAAGGAATCGAAGAAAAAGATTGATATATTTTAATATTTCAATGCGCAGAAAACAAAATGATAAAATAAATCATTGAACACATTACGAAATTAAACGAACCCGTAGAGAAATGATGCTAATGTATGTGACAAATAAGTGTTTGTCGTATAGATTAAAAAATACAGATCAAACAGGGGGAGGGGGTTAAATGAGAACTTGAAAAAGCCACTACTAAGTCCTCCGAATTCCCAAAAAAACAAAAAGACCACACTAAAGGAGAATCAATATGCTAATCAAAATCGCTTTAATACTATTAGTTATCAGCACAGCACTTTTTATTATTACAAGAGTTTATTTCAAAACATTGAGTGCCAGTGATAAATTAAGAATTATTCATACGAAAAATTACAAAACAGGTGAGGAAATACTGTTTATGATTATCGGATTCACTTACATGATAACATTTGTGATTGCGATTATCGCAGTTATTAGTTTGATTATCAAATACCTGTAGGAGGTGCTTTGAAAATGACAACAGTAAATATTCTTGGAACTGAATATAAAGTGATTAGGGAACCATTCAAAGATAAAGATATTGATGGTTATTGTGATTACACATCGAGAGAAATTAGAATCAGAGATGACAACGTAAATGAAGTTGGTGATTTTGATGAACTGATGCGAAAGCAGCTACGGCATGAGATTATACATGCTTTCCTTGCTGAAAGCGGACTTCAATCAAATTACGAACATTACAAACAGTTCGGGCACGAAGAGACAATTGTTGACTGGGTAGCCATTCAGTTTCCGAAGATGATTAAGGCATTTCAGAGCGTGAATGCAATTTAGGAGGTTTCCTTGATGGGCGAAGATGAAAGAAATGATTCACTATTTATTTTCGATGAACATAAAAACAGCTATATCCCGGTAACAAGAAATCAAATATTTGTTGATGATATATCGCCGGATATTTCCGTAGAGGATCTTCTTCCGTTCGATGGAAAAGCGTTGAGCATTACAGTTAATATACGTAAGATACCGCCAGAAATCAGACGGATGATTTTAGGGCGGCGAGCTGATAATAACTGGAGAAAACTTCACGGATTGCCAATGAGAAGGAGATATCTAAAATGATAATCAACTTAATTTTCTTGATTGCAAATTTGATAATGGTAGCAATGTTTACTTCTATGCTGTACTTCATGTTGAAAGCTCGTAGGGATGGAATCAACATTGGAATCACGGTAGGATTGTTGTTAATATCTATTGGAAATTTATTATATTTTGTAGCACAGGCGGTGAGTTAAGATGTTTGTATTATTTGTAGGTGCCTTAACTGTATTTTTGATTATCGGAATGCTTTTGGCTTGGGTAGGAAATAAAATCTTACTTTCAATCCTTAAAGATAATGCGAAAGCAGAAAAAGAAATTAAAGAGAGGAAAATGGACGAATGAAGAAAAAAGGAATAGTCGCGGTAGTAGTGGTTGCAGCTGTTATCGGTGCAGCGTTCACGGTCAGTTCGTGCAAATTGATTAAGACTGGACAGACTGGTATAGTCTACACGTATAGGGATGGAGTACAGAAAGAAACGCTTTCACCTGGATTGAATTTTGTAGGTCCGATGAAAAAAGTAAAAGAGTTCTCAACAAGTAATGAAATCTTGGTAATGTCGAAAGACAAGAGAGAGGGCAGCAAGGGAAATGACTCTTTTAAGGTTGCTACTTCTGATGATGCAAGTATTGCAATCAGTTTTCAGATGTCATATCGATACAACCCGGATACGCTTGTAGATACATACAAGAAGTTCAAAGGTATGGACGGTGACGATATCATCGAAAGCCGTGTGAAGCCTGTTCTGAAATCGAAAATTTCAGAGATTACGACGAATTACTCCATGATGGATATTTACTCTGGAAACAGATCAAAACTCAATTCTGAGCTGACTGATTACCTGAATAGCGAATTTTCCGATAAGTACGGAATTGAAGTTCTGGATGCATCAATCATTGATGTTCACCCAGACAAGAAACTGAAAGAAGCTATTGATAATCGCGTGACTGCATTACAAGAAAAGCAGCAAGCAGAAGCTGAACAGGAAAAAATCAAGGTTCAGAAAGAGACTGAGAAGATTCAGGCTGAAACAGATGCGCAGATTCAGATTACGAAAGCTCAGGCTGAAGCTGAGTCAAATAAAATCATCAGTGCTTCGATTACGGATGAGCTGATTCGGATGAAAGAAGCTGAGGCAAGAAACAAATTTGGCTGGGTAACTGTTCAAGGTGCAGACACGGTAGTAACTGATGGAAAATAGTCAGTAAAGACTCTAAAATCTCCAACTACTGCTTGAGGAATAAAAGAGCTGCGTGTAGATTGGCGGTAAAACGATATGAACCTTAAATAACCGCATAGTGCAACGAACGGCACGATAAATATTGTTGCTAACCGTCAGACGGCGGTTAAGGAATTGTAGTCCAACTGGTAGAACACTGATCGCGACAGAGAAGAGGGTTCGAGTCCTTCCGATTCCTAGATGTGAAAATCATTTGTTTTTACAATAAAGACTCTGTGAATGCTATGTTCAGGGTAGAAGATGTGAAAAACTTTTGGAGGGTTATCTGATGGTTGATAAAGAAATGCTAAAAGCTGTTGATATGTTTTATGAGATTTATTGTGAGTTTTACAAAAAATGCGGAGATAGGAACACTGCGATTCGGCTAACATGTGCATTGTGTGGTGTGAAAGTGCCTGAATCACAAACGTTTTCGTTTTTGTTTAATGATAATCGGGTGTAAGAGGAGAACAACATGACTGAAGATAGAATCATAAAAGAAAAAGCGCACGGAGTCGTACTTGAAACATCTTGCCAGATTGTGACAGATGAGATACAGAAACATGATGTATTCTATCATGCGTTACTTGATGGAATCAGGTCGACAATTTGCGAATACGGACGCGGATGTGAAAATGAAGCATATGCATTGGCTGAAAAAATCACATTATTTCTTGCAGGAGAATAGAGATGCGGATATTTGGTAAAGAAATTACGGATGAATGCTCCAAATGTGGAAACGTACTTGAATGTGAGCTATTTCGTCAGGGGCACGGAATAAAGCAAGAGAGAACAAATATCCGGGAAATGGTTGAATGCCAGATGGAGCATAAAGATAAATGGCAGAAAACAAATCAATGAGATTCCATCCCGTAAATGTCCAACGGGTGTGAATAATAATATATCACGGAGACTAAAATGAGAAGAGGACGACCACCGCCTAATAAGTGCAGAATCTATATCTTGATCGCTTTTAAAACTAAAACCTATAGTAATTAAACAAAAAACCATGCCGGAAACCATCAAACCGGCATGGATCATGAGAGAAAATGAGAATAATAAACCAAGACAAAACAAAATCAATTGAATTTGAAAATTACGACATATCTGTCGATGGAAAATATATAATTTCTGTTGGTGTCTCAAAGATGATACTCGGACAATACAACACAGAAAATAGAGCACGTGGAGTATTTGATAAAATCCACGAAGCGTATACGGCAAAGACGCCAATTTACATTATGCCGATTAGTTAAAATTTCGATAGATTTTTTTCATGCGTGCGCTGGCATGAGCGCACTATCCTTTCATTACCCACTAGCGGAAAGCTGAATAAAAGACCGTCACAAGGTCTGGTTGGTTTCGTGGAAATCAACCAAGTATCTTTGCGAAGATATTGACAGTTACAGGCTGTAACTTCTTTTTTGATTTTATATTTATGGCGGTTTGGCAGACCGCTAAATAAGCCGTATTCCCATAATGGTATTGGAGATGTTTGCTAGGCATTAGGTCGGAAACGACTTGGAGGTTCGACTCCTTCATACGGCGTTTGCAGATAAGTGGAAAAAGGAGAGAGAAAATGGCAAGAGGAAGTGCTGGAGGAATAGCAAGAGCTAAAATGCAAAAGGCTGAGGCGAGGGAAAGAAAGATAAGATACAATAAAGCACCTAACTACTGTTTAAAGTGCGGGAAACCAATATATGCCAATGAAAATGAGCGCTTATGTGACGTGAAAAAGAAGAAGTTTTGTAATAATAGTTGTGCAGCGTCGTATAACAATATTGGGATAAATAGAAACGGGGAATATGCAAGTAATAGAGGGAAAATATTCTCTTATTCAGATGGAGAAATCCTGAAATTCTTTGAATCAAGTTCATCATGCTCAGAATTTTTGAAGCGTATTGGATATTCCCATAGAATGAGTAAAATTCCAGAATCGGTTGTACAAAAGTTGAAATCGTTAAATTTGGAAATTACTGAATTGAAAAATAGAAGAGTCAATATAAGTGAATTGACAAAAGAAGAATTATTTCGGGATAAAGCATGGCAATCTGCAAGAGGGATGATTGCCAAAGATGCAAGGAAAAGATATGAAAATTCAAATAAGCCTAAAAAATGTTTGATTTGCGGATATGATAAACATTTTGAAGTGGCTCATATTAAAGCGGTAAGCTCATTCGATAATGAATCAAAGGTAAAAGATATTAATGATATTAAAAATCTAATTGCGCTATGTCCTAATCATCATTGGGAATACGACAATTCGGATTTAACAATAGAAAAATTATTGAAGCAGAACAGGAAATAATGGGTTCGACTCCCGTGTCTGCTATTTCAAGTTAAGCGGTTCTTGAAGAAACACTTATTAACATTATCAAATCCACTATAGTAAATCAAATAAGCGTTATCATACACTAAAAACCGTATTGCAAATTCAAAATATGATTACCTCGGTGCAGATGGATTTTTCAGTCCTGCCGAGATGCAAAGGTAACGAGATAGGCTTGTTCGAGATATTGGATAAGCTGATTCTTTCCACTGGAAGTGATTCCATTGGTGGAGATGGAAACCGTCAACAATGCCTTGCAGTGTATCATCACAGAGAAGTCAATAGCAGAATCCTTGTGGTCAGCGTAAAATAGACGTCTGCGGTGCAGAAATAATCCAGTGATGTGAGTGGTGTGAGAGACTACGGACTAACTGGAAATTCTCAATAAGCTGATTTGCCTTGAATCTGAGAAATCGGAGTATAACACAAGAAATTCGTTAAAGTAGCGGTATGGCATGATAAAAATAAAGCGAATAGGTGTAAGACATAAGATTACAACTATGATATTCTGAAGGAACCGTGAAATTTATGGGTATCAATCCCGTGTGTGCTTAGAAAGTGGTAGGAAGCCAAGAGTCGCTCTCGGAAGCTCAGACCTATCATCACAGTGGCAGAACATGACTTTTACCATGATTGAATAAGGGGAAGCCCTAATCATATTCTGAAAATGCAATTTTTACTTTTGGCCAATAGCTTAAAGGTAAAGTAATGGACTTTGACTCCATTTGTGGCGGTTCGATTCCGCCTTGGCTAGTTGTAAACGTGAATGTGAGGAGTGTAATATGAGTAAGCAAAAACAGTTTGATTCTCAAAAATTTTGTGATGCATACAACGCTTTTGCTAGTAGAAAAGTTACAATGGCGGAAGCGGCTAAAATGGCGGAAATGTGTGAGCCTACATTTAGAAAATATCTCAGAAAACTTTTGATGGGAGAACCGTTTCCTAAAGGATTGTTTGAAGCAGAATACATATGGACGTTAAATGGAGATACATACAAAGATGAGCAATAAGAAAAATTCAAAGGAAATAATATCTTGCTATGCTAGTATGTAACGGAGGACTTCGGAAACTATGATCCAGAATGAATGCGATAAAAAAGAAAAAATTGTCAAACAATTGTATATGCAACAAGGAAAAGTAACTGAATTGGTAGAGGCTGGATACACTGTTACAATCAGACCTGTTAAAGAGGGATTGAAAGTTACTTACCACAAGGAAAAAGTTGTGAAATAGGATGAACTATATTCTCACAGAAAAAATAATAAAGATTGCCATTGCCCGGATGCGGATGTGGAACAGAGAAGTGTCTCTTGACTTTTTTAGTTAGGAGGCACTTTTTTTGTTATGGCAAGTGAATACTTGGTAAAAACTGTAAATGGGTATGAAGATTATATAAAAAATCATGAAATTGACGGACAGGTGTTAAATGCTTATGTAATGGCCACTCAAACAGCTATTTGCACGGAACATGACATTAAATACGGCGTAAAAGTCTCAAATCGGGCAAAAGAAATTATCAATTATTTGATTAAAAAGCAATCAGGTGGCACATTTGCACAGCTTGAGGACTTTGCACAAGAAAATAAGACAGAATTTGAATTGATAAATATTTACTACAAGCTGCTAAAGATGGAAGCACCGGATGTTTTGGACAGCTACATGCTGTATGTTGAAAAAAACAGAAAAAGAAGAGATAGATTCTATGAACCGAGAAGAAAAACACTAAAGCTTGTAACAGACAAACTCCAACTGCTTGAAGATGATGAATTAGACGAATTGTTTGTTCACATGCCGGCAAGAACTGGTAAAAGTCAGGAGTTGACTTTGGCTACTTCTTGGAAGTGCGCACGCAATACAGAAGCAAGTAACCTGTATGTGACATACAAAGAAGGACTTGGAGGAGCCTTTCTTGATGGTGTTATAGAAATCTGGACGGATCCGATCTATTGTTTTTCTGATATTTTCCCGAAAGCAATTATTGTAGATACAGATGCAAAAAATAATAAGGTGGACTTGCAACGCAAGAAAAAGTACAAGTCTTTATCTGGAAAAGGTCTCACATCTGGTCTGAATGGTGAATACGATGCCTACGGATGGCTTATTATCGACGATATTCTGGAAGGTATTCAGGATGTATTAAACCCTGACATCTTGCGTAGAAAGCAGATTATCTTTGACAACAACGTAATGAAGCGTAAAAAAGAAAAATGCAAAGTTGTATATAACGGTACAATTTGGAGTTTGAAAGATATTTACATGAATCGGCGTGATTTCTTGGAAAACAATCCAGAAGCACAAGACATTCGATTTGATGTACTTAAAATACCGGCTCTTGACCCGGAAACGGATGAGAGTAACTTTGATTATGATTATGGAGTAGGTTTTTCGACAAAATATTACCGTATTGAGCGTGCAAAATTCGAGGAAAATGATGATATGGCTGGATGGTATGCACAGTGTCAACAGGAACCAATTGAACGTGACGGAGCGGTATTTAGTCAGGAACACATGAAATTTTACAATGGAGTACTTCCGGCTGAAGAACCATACCGAATCTGCGCAGCGTGTGACGTTGCACTTGGTGGAGAAGACTATTTGGCTTTTGCTGTAGCATATATGTATGAAGATGGATCGATTTATATTGATGATGCCATATTTGATAATTCTGAAAAGAAGATAACTAAACCGAAAGTTGTTGATATGATAATTGATCACAATATCGGAAGTGCGTATTTCGAAGCTAACCAAGGTGGAGAGGGATACAAAGATGAAGTAGATACGATGCTTAGAGAAAGAGGACACAAAATAAACCTTGTTTCCCAGTATGCACCTACTTCAATGAGAAAAACTCAAAGGATTTGGGATAAAGCCGGTTCTATTCGTGAATGGTATTTCAGAGATACCGGGTGCAGAAGTCAGGAATACAGGGCATTTATGAGAAACTTATTTTCTTTCACGATAAAGGGAAAAAACAAACATGAAGATGCACCTGACTGTCTGGCGTCTTTGGCGTATTTTATCGAAGGAACGTGGGAACCGTCAAAAGTTGAAGCTGTACATAATCCGTTTAGAGGGGGGTACCGGTAATGAATGCAAATTTTCCGACAAAAGAGAACTTGTCCGAGTATAAGGCAATGCAATTGGAAATTGAGATGATAAAAAAAGAAATAAAAAAAACAGAAGACTCCATATCAGATCTTATTGCAGAAGGTACAGTGTGTGACAAAGTAACCGGAGGCCTAGGAGGAATACAGGGATTTAAAATTGAAGGATTTCCAATATCACTTTACGAAAAAAGAAAAAAACTTCTCAGAAAAAAGGTCAACCGTTTGAGAGCAAAAGAAAATGACTTAATTGAATATACAGAAGAAATTGAATCATTTATAGATACAATTCCAATTAGCAGAGATAGGCAGATTTTTAAGTGTGTTTTTATTGAAGGAATGACCCAGCAACAGATAGCTGATAATTTGTCAATAGATAGAAGTTTAGTAAGTAAAATTATAAGCAAATATTTATAAGTTTCACACAATTCACTAAAAAAAGGGTGTATTATTATAATAAGAAAAAAAGAACAAAAATTCTTTAACCGGAAATGTCCTTCTGAAAGATAAGAAAATGCGTCTTGCCAAACAGGCAGGGCGTATTTTTTATGGAGAAAAAAATGAACGAGTATATTCAAGAAACAATTTATTGTCCGAAATGCCATAGAAAAGTAGGCACATATGATGGACGATCTACAATGAACAAAATATGCAAATGTAAAAAGTGTAACAAACGGGTTGTGTATCATGCAATCGGAGGAAAAACGGAAATTAAACCGATACCGTTAAGAAATTGTAGCAGCGGTATGACATTTGGAATGCAGAGGTAATTTGATGAATAAAGAGACACTACAAGACCTTGTAAAGGGAAAATATGGAAGAAAAATTGCATATGTTGACGTTGAAGAGGTCGACCAGAACAATATTCTGGAAATTGTAGGCGAAACTCTTGGAACGTTTTATTTTAATAAAAGTGTAGTAAAGTACCTTTGGAATTATGTACACGGAGATCAGCCGATTCTTTATCGCAAAAAGATTGTAAGAGACGATATAATAAACAAAATTGTCGAGAACCATGCGTATGAAGCTGTCCAATTTAAAGTAGGTCAGACATACGGAGAGCCACTACAATGCGTAAGCACAATCAAGGAAGATATAAGCGAATATGTTGACAGATATAATACATATCTAAGATTAGCACATAAGCACGCAAGAAACATTAAATGCGGTGAATGGCAATCAGCTGTTGGAACTGGATTTCTGGCGGTTCAGATTGTAAAAGACAAAAAATCAACCATTCCATTTAGAATTACAGTGCCAACTCCGATGAACACATACATTATATATTCTTCTTTGAACGATGAACCTATCGTTTCCGTACAGGAATTGAAAAACATTAAGGGCGAATGGTATAAAGTATGCCACACAAAAACACATCAATGCATTATTAAAGATGGAAAAGTGAGCGGATGGAGCGTACATGCGTTTGGGAATATTCCGATTGTAGAATACCCAAACAACCCAGAGAGAATATCTGACGTTGAATTGGTTATCAGTATTTTTGATGCAATCAATAATATGCAGTCAAATAGAATGGATGGAATAGAGCAATTTGTTCAGTCGTGGGTTAAATTCGTAAACTGCACAGTTGATTCTGAAACATTCAAACAAATGAAAATGGAAGGCGCATTGGTCGTAAAATCAAACAATGGTACGGATAATAAAGCCGATGTTGATATTATGACACAGGAGCTTAATCAATCCGAGTCTCAGGTAGCGAAACAGGATTTAATAGACAATTTCTTGCAGATTCTGGCTATTCCTAAGTTAGAGGGAAATACTGGTGGAGACACGCAAGGAGCTGTACAACTTAGAAATGGATGGGATATGGCAAAAACAAGAGGAAAGCTGAAAGACCCATTCGTTCAAGAGTCGGAACAAAGACTGAATGACGTGATTCTTAACATTATAAGAATTAAAAAGAATGATTGTCCGATTGATACAAGCCAGTTTGAAGTGGTAATAAATCACAGTCCTATGGATAATATGCTTGTAAAAGCACAGTTTCTTGATTATTTGCTGAAAGATGGAACACACCCTAAACTTGCATTTGAATTAAGCAATCTATTCCCTGATAGCGAGAAAGCATACACGTTATCAAAACCATATCTTGATGTTTTGTACCGAACTGCGGAAGAAGTCGAAAGAGAACAGGTTCAAGATAGCAAAACTGGTAGTACGGAAGAAGAGTAGTGAAACATTGGAGGAATTGCATTAAGTATTGACTCTGATAGAAACCTTAAAGTAATGTATGACGATGGAAAGTAAGAGGTTATCAACAAAAGCGATATGAAATATGATTATACAGTTATACAAGACGGACAAACATATCTTGCAGGTGAAGATGTACCTGAAATGGGAAGTCTTATTTGCGTAAAAAAATATGGAAATATAAGAGATTACGAAGGCCTTTCAAAAGATCTTGATAAGCTACCTTTATATGTAGGAACCGGAAGTTCTTGCCTCATGACCGATACAGGAGATTACTACAAATTTAATGCTGAATTAAACGAGTGGAAGAAAACAGCTTCTACAACTGCTGATATAAAACAAGCTGTAGAAAATTACATGAAAGAAAATCCGGTAGAAGTAAATACGGATAAAACCTTGAGTGAACCCGGGAAAGCTGCTGATGCAAAAGAAACAGGAGATGCGATTTCTGGAAAAGCATCTGGTAAAGGATTTTCTTTTTTAGCAAATGGAAAAGACGGCATTATCGTAAAATATGATGATGGAATATAAAGGGGTGATTAAAAATGGCGGAACAATCATTTAAAATATACAAAGATACCGCTGAAAGGTTAGATAAAAATGCATTGGACATTGCTTCACTAAAGAGGGCTAAAGTTGATAAACCATCTATCGCTGATGATAATAAAATACCGAGGGCAAAGAGTGGTGACGTTGAATGGGTAGATGTAGGTCATCCAACAGATGAACAAACAAACAACGCAGTAGCAAGTTGGTTAAACGAGCACCCAGAAGCAACTACAACGGTACAAGATGGAAGTGTAACCGAACCAAAAATATTTAGTAGTTTTTTGCCTTATATTAAAAAGGACTACATAACACCGCAAATGTTTGGCGCAAAAGGCAATGGTGCTACCGATGATACAAAAGCAATGCAGGAAGCAATAGTATTTTGCGAAAATACCAAAAGGCTATTATACATTCCAAGCGGAGTGTATGTGATTTCTGACACATTAACAATATCTAAATCAATAGCAATTCTTGGCAGTTCGGTACATAAAGACGTATTGTCAAGTTATAATGAATACATGGGTATTAGTGTTTTTAAATTTATTGCAAAATCAGATAAAACGCTTATTGTAGCTAGTGAAAAAGCTTATGATGTTTCGGTAAATTCTTTGGTTTTTTTAGCTACATCATATGAGGTGCATGTGAGCGGAAATATTTCTGTGGGGGGGAGATTGCAAAAAGTATTATGAGTATACAAAAGAGGCTTATGAACTAAATGGAGTAAATGTTGAAAAAACGACAAGATGCAGCATTGATAACTGTTCATTTGTTGGATTTTCTGGTTTCGGAATTATAACAGGGCAACATAGACATATAACTGATTGTGATTTTTCACATTGTAACATTGCAATATATTGCACAAATTATGACAATTTGATTCATAATTGTTGGTTCAGATTTTGTTCTATTTGTATTTATTCAAATGTCAATAATACACTATTTCTGTCCGACAGCTGGTTCGACCAGATAGAACAAATAGCAATTAAATATGACCAAGGCGGTTTTATGATGGTTAGTAATTGTGAATTTGATTTGATAGAATATTGTGCAATATATTCAAAATCTTTATATAATTCATCTATACAGGGAAGAATGAGCAGATGTGGATTATATTATGGAGGTTTTGAGCCGAAAGATGTTCCAACAGAGGACGAATATAAATCATGTTGTATTTATTCAGAAAGTGTATCAAAGCTTAATAACATACAAGTAAATATGCAGCGGAGAGAAATAAAACCTGGATATGGAATTGCCCCGTCCTCTTTTTTTTGTGGTCTTGGCATGTATAAGTCAAATTTAATTTTAGATGCAGACGAAGAACACGTTTCAAAAACATGGAATTTTGAAGATACAAATTTAATTGTGTCTGGACGACAGTATAAAGCGAGATATTCACTAAAATATAATAGCGTTGGTTGTGCTTCGAAAGACAATAACGACCCAAATGGGTTGTATTATAGTATTGATATTGGCGATTTATATATATCGACAAGTGGAAGGGTCTATATATCAACTAAAAAAAATAGCAACGAAGATTGGGTTCTTATAGGTTCTAAATCAGTTTAGCTTAATTATAGTTGTGTATGTTAAGAGGTTCTTAATTAACTAAAGAGGGCTTTAGCTAATCAATAATCATTAAAGGTAGCTTTTGTAGCAGGCATTACAAGTGTCTTAACAAGCATTGCAGGTTTACCAGAAGTAGAAGCAACAAAGTAAAGGAGTGGAACAGTAATGGCACATTTATTTGTTATAGCCGGTCATGGTGCCGGTGATTGCGGAGCAGTAGGATATGGATATACGGAGGCAGAACGTGTGCGTGCGCTCGCTTCCAGATTATCAGCATTAGGCGGTGGAAATGTTACGGTCGCAGATATGAACCGGAACTGGTACGCAGACAATGGAATCATGAGCCTTAATATTCCGAAAGATTGGCAGATTCTGGAGTTGCACATGGACAGCGCAGGAGCTTCGGCAAAGGGCGGTCATGTTATTATCAATTCTGCTTATAGCGCAGACCAGTACGACACGGCACTGGCAAGCTTTATCGGCTCGTTCTTCCCTGGGCGTGCAAAAAATATCGTTCCGAGAAGTGACCTCGCCAACCCGAACAGGGCTGCCGCAAGAGGATATAGCTATCGACTTCTGGAAAATGGATTTATCACAAATTCTGGCGATTTAAACAAATTTAATAGCCAAATAGATGACTTAGCAAGAGGTATCCTTAATGCATTCGGCATCGCTACGGCATCTCCGGCAAAAGAGGATTCTGACGGTAAGGTAACATCTGGTGGAACATCTCAGGACTCCGTACAGCATTACGGTAAGGTATCCTACCAGTCACATATCCGTGACATCGGATGGGCGTGCTGGCAGTCTGATGGTCGTATGTCAGGAACGACAGGACAGAACCGGAGAATCGAAGCGTTCCGCCTTGCGCCGGTTGGAGAGACAGACGTAACTGTTCACATCAAGGATGTAGGCGATAAAGAATACAAGAATATCTCCAAAGACACAATCCTTGGCACCACAGGTCAGAACAAACGTATAGAAGCAATCAAGATTACCGGTAAGGATACGCCATATATCTACAGAGTTCATCAGAAAAACATCGGATGGACGGATTGGACATTCAACGGATTCTGGGCGGGCACAAAAGGAAAAGGACTGCAAATTGAAGCGATCGAGATCATGGTTGCTAAATTCCTTGTCAATCCACACGTCCAGAATAAAGGATGGTTAGGTGAGAGAGCTTGTGAGAATATCATTGGTATTACAGGACATAACCTTAGATTAGAAGCTTTTAAAATCAATCCACTAAACACCGAAATCAAGGCAAAAGCGCACATTGAGGGTATCGGATGGAAAGATTATGGCACGGTCACAAAAGACACGGTAATCGGCACAACTGGTCAGAATAAGCGTATCGAGTGCTTATGTTTTGACGGAGATTTTGAGTATCGAGTCCATGTAGAAAATTCCGGTTGGACAGACTGGACGAAAGCTGACGGCGTATCTACACTAGGTACAGTCGGACAGGAACTTAGAATTGAAGCTATTCAGTTTAAAAATTAAATTCAATAAATCAATCAGCCAAATTTTTGGAATCAGCCAAATTTTTTGGCTGATTTTTTTATACATAAAAAAGCATTCTCACGCGTTAGATGGGAAAAAGTATAAATCCAAGCTGATAGAACAGCGAAAACAAATGTAGATACGGAGGTAATAACTATGACAAGAGAAGAAGCAAAACAGAACTTAATCGCGTTAGGGATTGAGGAACCGACAGATGCCCAAGTTACGAATTACTTAAATCAGTTTCACAGTAACAGACCGGCTCCGACACCGAACCCAAATCCAGCACCAAAGCCGGAACCTCAGCCACAGCCTACACCGGCACCAGTTCCAAATCAACAGCCGAACCCAAATACGTCACCACAGAACGATGACGAGATTGAGAAGCTTAGAAAACAGATTGATTCATTGCAGAAAGAGAATATCAAAAAAGACATTCGGGCATATGCAGCTGAAAAAGGTCTGACAGGCGAACAGGCAGATACGGTTCTTGCTGGATTTCAGGACAATCTGGAGATTGCAAAAGCAGCAATCGATTCAATGTCACAGATTATCGCCGAAAAAGAAACAAAGGCAGCACAAGCCAAGGAACAGGAAATCGCAGATGGTTCCATTAATCCTGGTGGAAATGCCGGAAGAAAAAAAGATGAAGAAAAGCCGGAAGATGTAGCAAATGCGGAACAAATCGTATTTGGCAATAAGGCTAGCGATCAGGCAACAAGAGATTACTACCTGATGAAGTAAATTTGGAGGTAAAAAAATGGGAAAACCAATTGTAAGAGATTTTACGCAGAGTAAAGGTATTTTGAAGTTTTTTCCTTATGAAGGAGCAGCTTGCGTGGTAACACAGGCGAGCGTAACAGTAGCTGATGAAAACGGTATGAAAATTGCAAAGGCTGGCACACCGTATCCGTCAAACGATGCGTCATGTCTTGGATATCTTCTTGAAGACGTTGACGTAACACAGGGAGATGCACCGGGAACATACGTATATCAAGGAACTATTGATTGGGAAAAAGTTAAATCACTTTCTCCACAGATTTCAGATGCAGCTAGAAAAGCAACACCAAGAGTTACGTTTTACGGTGCACCAGCAATTACAGAGTAATTAAGGAGGTATATTAGAGATGGCATTACCATTAGCGAAAGCGTTTACAGCAAGAAGTCTTGGAGTTATGTGGGATAACTACAAAGCATCACTTGCACTTCCACCGTATCTTGGAAGACAGAAATTCGGAACCACAAAACAGGATTCACTTGAAATCAGATACATTGTCGGCGAAAATTCACAGCCGGTAGCACTGAAAGCTTCAAATTTCGACGCACAGGCTCCGTTAAGAGATGTTGGAGGATTCCAGGACATTCAGAACGAGATGCCGTTCTACAGAGAGTCCTACATGGTCACAGAGAAAGAAGAACAGCAATATGCAAATTATGCTTCAGCTGAAAATTCTTCTCTTGCAAACCAAGTTCTCAGACAAATCAGTAAGAAACCAATGAATTTGATTCAGGGAGCTATGGTTGTACCTGAGAGACAGATTTGGGAACTTCTTGCGCCGGCAGACGGTGTACCGAAAGTTACCGTAAATATTGAAGGCAAAAAGTATGTGGTTGATTACACAACTGACAATGGAACAGTGCACAAAAAAGACCACTATATTGAAATTTCTGGAACATCTGACAAATGGGATGCCCCGGAGACAGCAACACCGCTTGATGACCTTATCAAAACAAGACGTGATTTCGCCAAGAAAACAGGATATTCTCTGACAAGATTTTCGATGAACACAGAGACTTTTGAAATGCTTCTCAATGCTGAGGATACAAAGAAACAGGTTCTTGGAATTACAGCATACAACGGCGGTATCAGAGTAAGACAGGAAGATGTACTTGCGTACCTGAGAGGATACGGAATCGAAATCGAAGTTTACGACAAGATGTATGTTGACGAATCAGGAGTAACTCAGTACTTTATTCCGAAAAACATCATCTCTTGTCAATCAGCCGGAGTATACCTTGGTGATTATGTTTTCGGTAGAACACCAGAAGAGAGAAGTGGAAGCCTCGCAAATGGAAACCTTTCTATCGTTGAAACAGGTATTGCTGTTTATACTTATGCTACAGAGCACCCGATCAATACACACTGCGTTGTGTCAATGATTGGTCTTCCGTCATTTGAGGGAATGAACAGCGTTGTTGTTATGAAAGTAGCGTAAGGCGGTGATTGTATGATTGCAACAAATGTAATCAAAATCGATGGAAAATGGTATAAAGCTGGAGAAGTAATCCCGGAAGAAATTCCGGGAAAATCTTCGTTTGAATTTAATTATACCAAGACAGATATTAACAGAATGAATGTACAAGACTTACGTTCGTTAGCGACTAGTCATGGTATGAGCAATGTTGATTCGATGACTGGCGGAGAATTAAAGGAATATTTTATTTCGAAATTCAATTTGTAAAGGAGAACAGTTATGGCAGTGGCAGATTCAATCAGGGAAAAGGTAACTGAATATTTCAATGACATTCCAGAGCTGAAAGGTCAGGAGCCATCAAAACTCTTGATTGATTTTGTTATTGAAAAATATAAGCAACAAAGGAATTTTCCTAGCAATTTTACTGAAAATCAGATTGAAGATGATATTCAAAGACATATAAGTACTATTGCTATGGCAGTCGTTGATCTGAAAGCGAAAGAAGGAGCTGAGGGAGAATCATCTCACAGTGAAAATTCTACAAGCAGATCATACGAAAATGCTTATATATCCAGTTCGATATTTAATGACGTACTTCCGTATGTTCATTTTTTGTAGAAGATTGTGCGTGACCATTTTACTGATGTCAGCAATATGGTTGCAGGGGATTCGTCGGTTTGGTGGTGGGAGTGACGAAAAATAATCGAATACGGAGCAACAAAAGATGCGTGAAGTGATAACACAAACATATTTCATTGCCCTTCCTATTTTGCTTGGATACATGGTTTGGCTACTGCAAGAACAGAAAAAAAAGCAAACACGATACGTAAAGGAACGTGATGAGCGAATTGCAGAAGAACGAGCCATGAGGAAAGCTAACAGTAAGGGAACTATGCTTTTGCTTCGTGTACAGCTAATTGAGTATCATAGCAAATACACGCAACTTGGTAATATACCTTCCTACGCATATGAAAACTTTTGCGAAATGTACAAAGCTTATCATGATTTAGGCGGGAATGGAATGATTACCAAGATGAAGCATGAGATTGATGAACTTCATATCAAAAAGAACGTAGATGGAGGTAAACAATAATGGATATTTCTACAATGGGAACGGTACTTGCTATCGTTGTGATTACTTATCTTTTAGGACTTGGCGCAAAACTTTGTCCTAAAATTAAGGATAATAGTATTCCAGTTATCGTAGGTGCTGCCGGTGGAATCCTTGGAGTTGTTGGAATGTATGTAATTCCAGATTTTCCAGCAGAAGATGTTCTTAATGCAATCGCAGTAGGAATTGTATCTGGTCTTGCAAGTACTGGCGTAGATCAGGTTAGAAAGCAAGCAAAGAAGGTTGATACCGATGCGAACACTGGACAGAAATAAACAGAAAATGCTGTATTCTTTGCAGACTGGGCGAAATACGCCTATTTATGAAAAAGACGAGCAAGGAAACACTAAATACATTACCGTTGATGGAAAAGAAGTACCAGTGGAATCCGGCGAATACGAACCGGAATATACGGAACCGACAGAATTCATGGCAAACATAAATTCTACCTTGACTGAAGCTTTTATAAGAGTTTTTGGTGTAGAGGATTCAGCGGACAAAGCCACTATTGTTTGTTCAAAAGGAGCATTGCCATTTGCCGTAGGGACTCGTATTTGGCGAAAATCAGCCGTTAAATACAAAGACACGGCAAACAATTTAAACGTAGATGCCAACACGGCAGATTACGAGGTTATGGCTACTAATGATGAACCATTGAATGAGGACGCATTTCTGCTTAAGAAGATAAGCAAAGAGGTGTAAAGATGGGAAGGGTAATAAAAGCAAATTTGTCAGTAAAAAGCATTACAGATGCGATTGAACAGATTAGGAAGTATCAGGAAGAACTTGATTCGAAAGTGAAAGAGTTTACGAAACGTCTTGCAGAAGAAGGAGTACAGATTGCAAAAGCGAATGTTGTTGACCTTGATGCAGTATTTACGGGTGAACTTCTTGGAAGTATATCAAGTGAAGAAAGACCTTCTGGTAAAAATACATCTGTTTACGTTGTTAAGGCAGATTCAAACCATGCGATATATGTAGAAATCGGTACGGGTATGGTTGGTGCATCATCACCGTATCCAGGGAAATTACCTGTCGTGTATGCGCAAGGAAAAAAATTTATTACGCTTAAGGAATCATTTGGAAAGTATCCAGCTGGTACATATGGATGGTTTTATTATAAAAACGGTCAATTTTTCTTTACCGAAGGTATGCCGTCAAGACCATTTATGTACAATACAGGAGTTGAATTGAGGGAGAAAATCGGAATCATTGCGAAGGAGGTGTTTGGAAATGGATAATTCATGGGTATTTGACTTAGAAACAAATCTGTTTTCTATTGTAAAAAATAAAGTACTCAATAAATTGAATAAGAAGTTTCCAACCATTCACTTTACATTGACAGATGAACCAAAAGATGCGACCACAAAATACCCAACTGTATACATGCACGAAATGTCAGGATCAGAAAAAGCAAGAACTACCGAGGGACATACAATCAACGGAATTCAATATTCAATGCAGATTGAAGTAACAACAAACAAATCCCAAAAAGAAGCCAAAGCGGTACTAAAAGAGATTGCATTTGTTTTTAAAGATATGGGGTTTGAAATACAATCATTTCCGGAAGTTAACAATGGTAGCGGAAATTACAGAAGCGTAATGAGAGTGAGACGAACTCTTGGAAATGAAGACACACTATAGGAGAGCTGTAAGGCTCTTTTTTTGTTGCCTAAAAAGGCAGAAAGGTAGGTATAAAACATGGCTTCAACCAGTTACAAAGCGAGAGTTATTGTAAAAGAAATCGCAGATGCAACAGATTTATCAAAAGTTGATTTTGCCGGAACATACAAATTACTCTGTAAAGCGAAGAGTATTCCGGCACCAGTATCAGCTCCGAACACTGTAGAATCTACAACTCTTGAGGACGATGCACAGACATTCGAAAAAGGTATTAAGACAACAGATTCGAAAGAATTTACCGGAAACCTTGAAAAAGAGTATCTGGATAATATTGGGACAATGGAAGACAAACGTGTATGCATATTCCATCTGTACGGAACAGACGGTATTGGTTCCGTGGCTAAATATGCTTACGTGGCACAGGTATCTGCTACACCTTCAGATGTTGGCGGAGTAGATGAAATTGTTGAAATGTCAGTAACTGCTATTCCAAACACAGTGGCTAAAAAAGTAACCGATGAATACACCATCGTAGATAATAACGACGGAACATTTACTGTATCAAAGGGGTAACACGTTCTGAGCAAGAAATGTCGGTGGACGCTCAGAACAGTTATTATTACACCGACGAAACGACAATTTAATCAACAAAACGGAACGGGGTGGCCTTCGGGCTGCCCCTTCCCTATAAAAGAAAGGGAAGGTAAGGATTTATGGATACATTTAAAATTAACGAAACTACATGCGTTGCAAAAGATTTTGGATTTAACACGGTATGTGATCTTGAAAAAAGAGGAGTAACTATGGATGACTATTCAGAAACTCCGATGTCATTTTTGAGAGCATATGTCGGAATTTGTATGGGAGTAAGCAATGAAGTGGCCGGAAAGGAATTTGAGCAGCATCTTATCAAAGGTGGCCAGTTTGATAAGGCATTTGAAGTTCTGAAGAAGAAAATGGAAGAATCTGATTTTTTTCGTGCTCTCCAACAGAATGCAGAAAAGGAAATTGCTCAGGTTCAGGAACAAACAGTGCCAATTGCACCAGTAGCACCGGTTCAGACGGCACCTGTGCAGACAATGTAAAAAAATACAAATCCCAAAGAGAATTTTTTGAAAACGAGTGGTTCCCGGCAGCAAGTGTTCTTGGAATCACTTGGAATGAGTTCTGGAATATGAATCCACATATCATAAAAGTCATTGCGAAAGCAGATAAGGAAAGAATTAAAAGGGAAGACTATATTAACTGGATATCCGGTCAATACACGTTTTCAGCAATAGTTACTGCGATAGACAATGTTCTCAAAGGTAAAGCTGAGTATATTGAAAAGCCTATTCTTTGGAAAATCATCGAAGATTCAGAACTAACCGAAGAAGAACGAGAGAGAAGAGATATGCTTGCGGAAATCAGGGCTATGGATAAGTGGATTGAAAATGACAGAAAACTTGGACTTCCGGAGACAAGCATGTAGTAGAGCAAAGAGGAGGTGAAGTTGTGGGTACAGAAGTTGATTCAATTGAGTTGCAAATAGAAACATCTGCTAAACAAGCGAACCGTTCTCTTACTGGAATGCAAAACAGACTGAAAAAAATAGCCAGTACGCTTTCTGAAATTGGCTCATTAGCTCCAAAATTAAACAATATTGGTGGAGTTGATATCAGTGGTCTTAAATCTTCTCAGAAATATCTAGACGGTATTGTAAACAAACAAAAGAAGCTTGGTTCTGCAACTAACAAACTGAAAGTTGATACTTCCGAGATTAAAAAAGCAGACCAAGGCTTTAGCGCATTGATGAGAAAATACAAGGATTCTAAGCTTAGAATTAACTTTGAAGCTATGAACGAAAAACAGCTTGATCGTACAATTTCTAAGCTTGAATCTGGCTTGAATAAATATAAGCAAAATGTTTTCGACACTGCCGAACAGACAGGAAGTGCAATAAATCAGGGGAAAATGTGGGAAAAGAACATCAAAAATATGTTCCAGTATAAAAACTCGTTGGCAGAAGCGATGAAAGCAAAAGAGGCTTTTAATACTGTAAAGCTTAACCCTGATTTAACTGTAACAAGAAATGGAGAAACACCGTATAGACTTTCTGATGGAGTGAAGGTACCGGAAGCAAATGAAGGGATGTCTGAGAGTGCAGAAGTTTCAAGCGGATCTATTGAAAAAGAAGCAAGAAACTTGAACGAAATAAGTAGACAAGCGGAAAAAGCATCGGCTTCGTTGGAAAAAGTTACAGATTCAAACAATACAGGTTTTTTCACAAAGTTTAAAAGTGGAATAAGTTCAGTTGCAGATTCAATACGTTCTTTTCCGTATAATCTTATGGAAAAACTTCGTTTGGACGATAGTTCATTAGGAGGTATGGGAAAGAAAGCTATAGAGTTAAAAACAGCATTTCAAGCCATTTCTCCTGTTGCTGGAAAAGTATTTCAAACAATTTCGTTTGCTACTAAAAAAGCAGGAGCTGGAATGTGGAACCTTGCGAAAAGTGTAGCTTCAATAAAAAAATCACCACTAAAAATCTTAAAATCTCTTGCATCTTCCTTAAGGGGAGTGAAAGATGAATCTGGAAACGCAAGAATGTCGTTGTTAAAAATGATTGGTTCATCTATTCTCTTTTCAACTATCTTTGGTGCGATCAGTAATATCAAACAAGCTGTGAAAGAGGGTTCAGACAACCTTGTTCAGTACAGCTCTGAATACAACAATAGTATTTCCGGAATGGTTTCATCACTTCTATATTTGAAAAACGCTTGGGCTGTTGCATTTGCCCCGATTGTTAATGCAGTTGGACCGTATATTTCAGCGTTTATTGATATGATGGCGAGGGCTTTAAATGCGGTTGGTCAGTTTATGGCAGCTCTTACAGGGAAAGGGACCGTTGTACAAGCAAAAAAGGCATGGAAAGATTACGGCAAAACTATTAGTGACACTGGATCGAGCGCAAAAAAAGCTGGAAGTGATGCAAAAAAAGCTGCAAAAGACTTTCAAACATATACACTTGGAATTGATGAACTTAATATTCAACAAAAGACAACAGATTCAAATTCTGATTCTGATAGTGGTGGTGGAAGTGGTGGAAACTATACTGGACCATCTCCGTCAGAAATGTTTGAAACGACTTCGATTGACAAAGGAATATCTGACTTTGCAGAAAAAATCAGGGAAGCAATCGAAAATGCTGATTGGAAATCTTTAGGAACATTATTAGGAGAAAAAGTTAACCAGATAACGGATTCAGTTGATTGGTCTGGAATGGGGAAAAAAGTTGGTTTTGGACTTAACGGGTTTGTACAAACAATATACTACACTTTAAAGACGATTGATTTTGTTGGACTTGGTAATGATTTAGCAAACTTTATAAATTCCAGTCTGGAACAGATTGATTTTAATACCTATGGAAGATTGATAGTAAGGAACATTACGGCCTTATTTGATTTTCTAATAGGTTTTTTGGGAAACTTAGACTGGAAATTGGTCACAAAAAGTATCAGTGACTATCTTATAGGGTCGTTTGAAGAAGCTCAAGAGTGGATTGCGGGAATAGATTGGTCTGAAATGGCGAAAGGGTTGTGGCAGAACTTAAAAGATGCTATTTCTGGCATTGACTTTGCTGGAATTGCAAGTAGTTTCTTTAGTCTGCTTGGTACTGCATTGGGAGCAGCAGCTTCTTTTGTGTTCACGCTTATGTATGAAATCGGAAAAGACATCTGGAACGGTGGTCTTGATGGAATCCTGTCGGCTATTAAAGGAATTGGAAGTTGGATAAAAAACAATATTTTTGATCCATTTATTAATGGTTTTAAAGATGTGTTTGGCATTCATTCCCCATCAACTGTAATGGCTGGAATGGGTGTTTATTTAATACAAGGACTGATAAACGGCGCAGCGTCCTTGATCGGAAATGTAGTTAAAAAATTCCAAGAAATCTATGGAAAGATTACCAGTATTTTTGAAAAGAATAAAATTACAAAATTTTTCAAAGACGGATTCCAGAGTGCTTATAATGCTGTAACAAGCATTTGGCAAGGAATAAGCAGTTTCTTCAAAGATATTGCAAACAAAATCATCTCTCCGATTGGTGATGCCGTAAATGGAATCATTAATGGTATTAACTGGGTTCTTGAGAAACTTAATTCCGGAACAAGCTTGAAGAAATGGGACGTTCCTAAGTTTGCATCTGGTACAAACGGCGTGGGGAAAGACACAATCGGAATGGTAAACGATCAACCGGGTGGTACATACAAAGAAATGATTGTTCCTCCAAACGGGAAACCTTTTATTCCGAAAGGAAGAAATGTTGTAATTCCGCTTGAAAAGGGAACGAAAATCATGCCGGCAAACCAGACAGAGGCACTTATGGGTGGCATGGGTGTTACTCATTACGCGAATGGTATTGGAGACTTCTTTGGTGGCGTATGGGAAAAGGCAAAAGATATTGCTGGTACTGTTGCTGACTATGTTGAACATCCGGGAAAATTACTACAGATAGCATTAAATAAGTTTGTAGACATTTCAAATCTACTTTCTCCTGTATCGGATATTGCTGGTGGAATTGTAAAAACAATTTTTAAATCAGCAAAAGACTTTATTGCAAACATGTTTAGCAGTAGCGAGGTATCCGGAAACGTAGCTTATAACGTATCAGCCGGAGTAGAGCAATGGAGAGCACTTGCTAAAAAGGCTCTTAAGCTGACGAATCAGTATTCGGAAGCTAATTTGAATGCTCTTCTTATGCAAATGCAACATGAATCTGGCGGTAATCCGAATGCTATTAACTTGTGGGACAGCAACGCGAAAGCCGGAATCCCGTCAAAAGGGCTTATGCAGGTAATTGACCCTACATTCAGAAGCAATGCATTACCTGGATACAATACGAATATCTACGATCCACTGTCAAATATGATAGCTGCTATTAGATATACGGTTGGAAGATACGGAAGTCTTAATGCCGGATGGACAGCCAGAGGATATAAAGGATATAAGTATGGTGTTGGTCGTATTGGACTATCAGACATTCTCCCTAAGTATACTGGTGGAGGAGTCGTGGAAGATGGAGTATTCATGGCAAATCATGAAGAAATGGTAGGAAAATTCTCTAACGGTCGTACAGCGGTAGCAAACAACAATCAGATTGTTGACGGAATTTCAAAAGGTGTATATGAAGCCATGCTTAAAGCGCAGTCTGAGAACACAAGAGAAACGGACTTATTACAAGAACTTATCGAAGCTGTAAAACGCGGAAGTAGGATAGTCATTGACGGACGTGAACTTGTAAACGTTTATGATAAAAGAAAGAACAGAAACGGACATTCATTTACATAGTGTGGTGGCTTAATTGCTACCGCACTAATTTTTTAGGAGGAATTTGAGATATGGCTATGTCAGCATTCTTAAATGTGAACGGATACGACTTCCCGGCTCCGAGAAGAGGGTTCTCGTGGACAATAGCAACAACTGTAGATGGTGGAAGAAATGTAAATAATGCAGCTGTCGGACAGAGAGTTGGAAGGGATTTATACAAGCTTGACAATCTGGAATGGGTAGGCATATCTCCAGAAACAAGGCGTATGATGCTAAATGCTCTGAAACCGTTCTATGTGCCTGTTACTTTCGAGGATATGGCGAATCCTGGAAAGATAATAACAGTAACAATGTACCCTGGAGACAGAAGCGGTCAACCTCTTTTTGTAAACGCATTAACACACATGGTTGAACAGGATCAAGTATTGAAATTCAACTTAATTGATGCCGGATGGGAGTGATAGTAGATGCAAAAGGCAAGTGACAAATATATAGAGTCTATGAAACTTCCATTCCGTAACAGGTCGTATATTCGTGGTTCGATTGGTATTATTAATTCAGAAGCGCAAAAGACAGCGAAGTTTAGTGATGATACAGAGTTCACCGCTTTTTCAAATGGAAATGATGTGTTCACAAAAAGAGCAGCAAAAGCAATCTACGCAACAGCGGAACAGGATTTTTCCAGAGTTGACGGAAGCATGTATTTTTGCCCTACTTTGAGCACAGCTACATACATGGTGTCAGGTGTTGTAACAAAAGATATTAAACAGGCAGTCAAAATAACATTTGGTGGTGCCAGTTTTGATATTAGAGGACTTACGATTGACTTCGGAGATAATTACCCTACAAAGTTCAATATCACTTGTGGAAGCGTGAATAAGGACTATTCAAACACATCATCCACCTTTGTTACGGAAGATGTATTTGAAAATGTAAGTGAGATTACGATTACTCCAAAAACAATGAAATATGGCGAAAACAGATTGCGTATCTATGCGCTTTACTTTGGGGTTGTTAAGTACTTCGATAACTCGAATACCTTATCTTGCTCAATTACTGATGTTGTGTCACCTATTTCCGAAACACTTCCGAGCAGAGATGTGTCGCTTTCACTAGATAACCAAGATGATTACTTCGATGCGGAAAACATTAAAAGCGCAAGTGGATTCTTGAAAGTAGGGCAAGAGTTAAAAATCGAGTTTGGGTATGACATTGACGGAAGCGGTAATATTGAATGGCTTCCGGAGATAGTATCTTATCTGGATTCATGGAATTCAAATGACATATCTGTTGAATTTAAAGCCACGGACTATATAAGTTCACAGTCTAATAAATACTACCGTGGAGTATATGTAAAGAATGGCATTTCTCTTTACGAGCTTGCTGTAGATGTTTTGGAAGATGCCGGAATCAGTAATGATAGATATGTTTTGGATGACTACTTAAAGAACGTTAAGGTCAAAAACCCAATTCCTGTTGTAAGGCACACGGAAGCATTGCAGATTATTGCTAATGCCGGAAGATGTGCTATTTTTGAGGACAGGAAAGGAAAAATAAACATCGTCCCGGCGTTTATTCCAAAGAAATCAATCTCTACAAATGGAGAGACTAGCTACAGTAAATCTTACAACATTCTGACAAATGATAAGAAAGATGCATATGCGATCGCCAGTTATAATTTTTCGAGTGTTGATGGCACGTTGCTGTTTTTAGACCCGAATGATGTTAAAAATACAGGGTACATAAGTAAGAAAGTTTCTATTGGAGCTAATGAATTCATTCTCGGGAATCCAATTATTACTTTTACTTCGGAAGCAGAGTTTCGTGCATACAACCTTTATATGCAATTTAGAGGTATATCTCCGGAACAGTTCGTGATAAGAACATATCTAAAGGGTAAGTTGCAAGAAACCATCACAAAAGACCTTTTCGAAGAGCAGACAAGGTATTATGGAAAACTTAAAGTTACTATGTTTAAGAAACTAGACCCTAATACTGGTAAGTTTTTGTCAACTAATGTTTCACTAGCTGGCACATATTATGCTTCGGATTACGTTGAGATAACAGACGATGTTATTTCCATTCGTTTCCAAAACAATGGAACAAGTTATTTCAACTTGTGTATATATGATGCTGATAAAAACCGGCTTGAAGGAGCTAGTGGAGTAGGCAATAGACTTTTTACTCCGACAGAGAAGAGTAAGTATTTTGCGATTTCCTACTGGGTAGATAGCGGAAGGTCGGACTATCCGAAAATTACGGAGACATACAAGGCGCCTTTCAGTGGTGGTTCGTACAAGCTGGAAAAAGACTTCGGTTACATCGATAAAGCAGAAATCGAATTTACGAAAGGTGCAAAAAATGCGAGAGTTGCGGTTGATTATCTTATGATTGGAGATCCAACGAACTACACAATTCGCAGAAATGACTTAAGTGATTATCCAGAGTGTACGCTTGAAAACAGAGCACACAAAGTCGCTCTTGTGAAAACTGTTTACTCCGAAACATCCGAAGAAAGTAATGAAATCGTGAGCGAAAACGTTACGGTTACAGAAAACAATCAAGTCCACGAGATATATTTCAGCAATGCATCTTATGGTCTTAGCGTAGCAACAAACAACACGGCGATTAAGGCTGAAATTGTGGAGTGGGGAAATTTTTACGTGAAAGTAAAATTCACTGGGGTTACCGCAAGTGCAGACGTTACGGTAACGGTTTCTGGAAAAGAATACGTTGTAACGCAAAAAACAGATATGGCAAATACGAGTGAAAAATATCAAGAATGGGAAAACCCTCTAATCAGTGAAGATTCTCCGGAATTGGAAAAATGGATTGAGGACTATTATTCAAGTGTGATTGATTACTCTTTGGAATGGCGTGGAGACCCTAGAGTTGATGCAAATGACGCATTTTATCTTGAAAAGAAAAACGGAAGAACAGCACTTATTCAGGCTTACGAAAACGAGATTGAGTTTAACGGAAGATTCAGTGGGAAAATTAAAGCAAGGCAGGTGGATATGTAATGGCATGGAGTACACCAAAAACAAATTGGAATCTCTATTCAAAATTTAATATTGAGGACTTCAACAGAATTAAAAACAATATTGCGTATTTACATGAAATTGCTGTGGCTACGCTTGGAGGATTCGATATCGAAGACATGGGTTCTGATATGGACAATTATGCTAGCTATTGGAATGTAGATCATTTTAATGCGATTGAACATAATTTGCTTTCGATTGCGAATAAAGTTTCCACTAAAGATTATGGTCCGTATCAAACATTCTACGCGAATGGCATCTTCATCGGTTATCAAGAACTGAACAGGATAGAAAAAGCCTGTGCGGAATTAAAAACGATGATTGAAGATCAGGCAAATATGGTACGTAGAATTCCATTCAAACTTGGAAGATATAAGGAGGAGAGGTTCTAATGGCTTCAAAAGCAACTTTAAAAACAAACTACAAAAACGATGCATACTCTGGAAATCGAAAATTCAAAATGACAAACAATAGTGACGGAACAGTTTCCTTTGAAGACGTTACTCCGTACACACAGACTGGTGATAATTTTGGCGCAGCTGAACTTAATTCATTCGCTGAAGCTATCAACGAAAGTGCAGATAAGAACGACTTAATGAATGTTTTGGCTGACATTAATTCAAATCAAAGCACAAGTAAATTTGTTGGAGCACTTGCCATAAAAACACTTATGTCAAAACTTAGTCTTCCGTTTGCTGAATCAGACACGGTAGGTGGCGTAACGTGGGAAACGTCACATATAACCAGTTTCGTAGAAGACATTAGGTATGCTTTTATTGTTACTGTATCTGCGACTTTAGATTCTAATAATAGCAAACAGGAGATAACTTGCAAACTTAATGACGTTATCATTGGACAGGACGGAAACAACGATAAAATATCTTCTGTTTTTATGGGAGTATGCAGTTCTGGTGATACGATTGCTGTTTCCGGTTACAAAAACTCTGGTTCATGGACAAAGTTTCAGTCAAGAGTATTATGTTTCCCATTTGCCATTAGGGGGTAAAAAAT